GGTGCAAATGATGGATTTGCCCGCGCTTTCAGCTAATTAACTGTACTCAGAGCCTCGCGAGAGTCTCTCCCTTCTTTTAGAAAAGAGCGGAGGCAAGGAGCCTCCAAGCCCCTAGGTTTTTGAGAAAAAATAGGAGGCCAATTATGAGTAATTACTGGGTCTGCCAAACCACAATTGGCAGGTGTGCAAGGCCTCTCGCCCGCCCCTTGTGGTTAACTTGTGCAAATTTCTTACCCAGGTTGCCTAGCAACAGAAGAACTTCCTCTTGTGAACATTGAGTCATTTCCTGATCATTTCCTCTTCGCCGTCGTCTAGGCAACGTCTGATCTTGGTGACAGCCACTGTAAGTGACTTTTATTTTGTTTTTTTTCAGATGGGGGGCTTTCTCTCATTGATCCTGGACCTCTCTACTATAGCTGTGGACCTCAGTGCTTCCACTGGCATAGCTCTTGAAGCTATATTGACTGGAGAAGCCCTGGCTGCCTTGGAGGCAGAAGTGACAGCCCTAATGACTCTGGAAGGCCTATCAGGAGTAGAGGCCCTGGCTCAGCTGGGATTCACAGCTGAACAATTTGCAAATTTTTCCCTTGTGTCATCCATTGTAAATCAGGCAGTAACATATGGGACTATCTTCCAGACTGTGTCAGGAGCTAGTGCACTGATATCAGCTGGAATCAGGCTAGGCCTTGAAGAAAGAAGCATTGTTGATCTCAATCTTCATGGCCAGGGCCTCACCATAAATGGATTGTCTAAAGAAACTATCACTCATATGGCCTCAGGTTTTGCTTTTGACCCATTTCACTGGAGTGAAAGCCTACTGCATAGTATTGGACGTGGTATAAACAGGATGACAGAGCTCCCTGTAAATAATAATTTGGCCAGATTAGCTGAGGAGGGCAGGTGGAAATTACAGAGAGAGGGAACTGATGATGGAGATTCAGGAGAGGTAATAGCTATGTACACACCACCTGGTGGATCTCATCAAAGAGTTTGTCCAGACTGGCTTCTCCCTTTGGTTCTAGGCCTGAGTGGAAGTCCTAGAGGAATATAAGCATGTCAGCTAAAAGGAGAAAAGTATGCCCTGCTCAGCGATCATCTCCAAGATGTGCACCTAAAGATATTTGTGGAAGGCCTTGTCCAAAGCCAGCTAATGTTCCAAAATTGATAATTAAAGGTGGCATTGAAGTCTTGGATGTTGTGACAGGACCTGATAGTATCACCCAGATTGAACTTTATTTGGAACCAAGAATGGGAATTGGTGTTGATGCCTCACAAAGGTGGTATGGATACAGCTATGATATTACTCCAAATCAGTATGAAGATGGGACTGTTCCCAAGGAGGATATACCCTGTTATAGTGCAGCCAGGGTGCAACTTCCAATGTTGAATGAGGACATGACATGCGGAACACTTACAATGTGGGAAGCTGTCTCTGTAAAGACAGAGGTGGTTGGAATTCATTCCCTTGTTACAACAAACAGCTTCTACCAGAAGGCTCTGCATGAGAATGGGGCTGGGACCCCTATTCAGGGGTTAAATTTTCACATGTTTGCAGTTGGTGGGGAACCTCTTGAATTGCAGGGCCTGATGTTGGACTATAAGACTACATACCAAGTGTCTAATGGCATTCCCATTATAATAGATGACAGCATTGGCAAAGCACCCACTCCTCTAAATCAGACCCTGGATCCTGCTGCAAAAACAGTGCTGAATAAGGATGGGGCATTCCCCATAGAGCTATGGGGCCCAGATCCTTCTAGAAATGAGAATACTAGATACTTTGGCTCCTATACAGGAGGCTCTACTACCCCCCCTGTTCTTCAGTTTACCAACACTCTGACCACAGTGTTATTAGATGAGAATGGAGTGGGGCCATTGTGTAAAGGGGATGGCCTGTTCTTGACTGCAGCAGACATTTGTGGTTTTATTACTAAACCCAGTGGGAAAATGGCATTGAGAGGCCTGCCAAGGTACTTTAATGTGACGCTGAGAAAGCGTGTGGTCAAAAACCCATATCCTGTAACCAGTCTGCTCTCTAGTTTGTTTTCTAACCTTATGCCCAAGTTGCAAGGTCAGCCAATGGAGGGGGAGCATTCCCAGGTGGAGGAAGTGAGAATTTATGAGGGTACAGAGCCTGTACCCTCTGACCCAGATGTGGTCAGAATGAGGGATAAGTTTGGTAAAGAAATTACAGTACTTCCAAGAACATTGTAATTGCACTTTATTGGTACTAATGCTTAATAAAGCTTGGCATTGCATAGCAGCTACTGTGTAAAGCGTCCAGAGTCATGGTCAGAGTCTGCATCATCATCCTCATAGGCTACAATACCAAGTAATGGATCTTTCCCCATCTCTATATTCTCTTGCATTTTAGCAAATTTTTCCAGTTTTATTTCTGCATCTAGTATTTGTTTCCAAGTGGAAACATCATCACTTATTTGAGCATTAAAGTATCTGATAGGCAGAAGCCACACTAATGCCAGGAAGATAGTAAGCCCACTCTGTAATATCCTGTGCCTCTGAATGTCCTCATTACTGTCTAGACTATGTTTTAGGCAACTTTTACATGTAAAGTTTAAGGTTAGAGCAAATCTTGCTGTTAGGGTGGGAGGAAACACATACTCATTAGATGTTACAATGGAAGGTGGAAATATTTGGGTCCTTTTGTTCACATGCTTCTTCTCGAGGTTCACAGGAACAGCTCCATCAAGATGCTCACGCAGATTATCAAGGTTATGGATTCCTTGGCCAGGCTGCAGAGATTTGTTCAAGCTGGTTTGCCCTTTAACATCTTCAAACACTACAGCAAAATGATCAATAGCACAACCAAGCTCAAAATTTAGTTTATCAGAGGGACAGTTTACATTCAGAGCCTTCCCTTGCAGCAAATCTAAAAGAGCTGCAGCTAGACTAGTTTTACCACTGTTGATAGGCCCTATGAAGAGAATATTCCTTTTCTTAGGAATATTCTCTGTGAGAAGCTGCAGTATTCTGCAGATTTTATGCTCAAAGTCATCAAACAGCTTCATGTACCAGGCCACACCAGCCATGTGCAGCAGCAGGGGGAAGGGCTCTAATTTCTTCAGCTTCTCAAGCTGAATCTTAAACTTTTCACAAAGAAGTTCTTCCCTAGTGCTTTCCATGAGTTTTAGCCTCCTTTTGGCTGTAACAACATCTGCAGCCTGCTGACAGATGTTTTTCTGGGCTTTTGCCTCATAGAAAAGCTTTGCATTTTTGTGCTGCTGCTCATGGGCTGCATGGGGTTTTAGGCCTTTGCCATAGCATTTACTACATGGGAAAGGTTTTGCAAAATCAAGATAATGAGCCATAATTATGAGGGGATCATCAAGCTCATAGGCCTCAGCAAACTCTGCAACCTGATTCCAAGAAACAGGCTCAGACTTCTCTGAGGCCTTCTCAAATTCATAACTAAAAATACCCTCTTTGCTCTGTTCAATTAGAGCAAAGGGATGAGCACAACAAACCCTATAAAATTCTGCACATTTATTAACTGCTTTAACTAATAAAAAGCTAACAGTACAGAAATTACCACAGAAATTCTTAATTGCTGACACTCTATGCTTTGTAAGTGTTAGAAAGAATAATATGCCAGAGGTATTATTCCTTTCATCTCTGTAGCTATGCCTACTTTTAAAATCAACTCTAAATTTATCTATCTTATCATATAGCAAGCTTATTTTCTCTAAGGTACTATGAACAGCAAAGGAACTTACTGTTTTATTACTATATACAGCGTGAGAGATATAGTCAGCAAGGCAAGCAGGAAAATCAGTAGGAAAAGCATCTTCTTTTGCCTTCTTAGGCTTCGGCGGCGTGCTCGAAAAGCTTCCTGCAGAGTGGAAAGAACTTGCTCCATCATTAAAACCTCCCTCTGAAGGCGTTGCAGATCTCTTTCCATGGGGAGGGGAGGTAGAGGCCCGAGACGAGGAGGCAGTGGTGGTGCTGAATCCTGTGAATTTTGGAGATCCTGGAGACGAATCCAGGGTCTCTGAGCAGAAGAGGTCTGGCTCTGGAGGCTCCTGGGATCTTCTTGAGGAGGACTGGGAAGACTGGGAATCTCCAAATACACAGCCTCCTGTTTGGGAGCTTGTTGAGGGAGATGTGGAGCGTGAGGGAGGTACAGAGCTTCTTGTAGACTCAGAAGACGCTGAGGGGGAAGAGGATCTTCTGGAGTGTCTGGAGGAGGATCCTCTACTGGACCAGCTTCTTGAACTGGGAAAGTGAAGGTGGGAACCTCCGAAGGTAGCTCCATCAGGAGTGGGAAAGTGGTCTTCAAATCTATAGCCTGTTCTTTGCTGGGACTGCCACCAATGTTTAAAATGGGGAGTCCCATATATAGGGTCTTCATCCTGTAAGAGGAAAGAGGCAACCACAAATTAACATACTCTTCAGACAAGACGCAGGTGACATTTTAAGATTTTTTTACAGGCCTCTCAGTCACTAATTAAAGGCATAGCAAGCAAATTTATACTTACTTTTAGACAAGGTTCAGGATAGTCAGGTCAGTTTTCTTTATAATTTCCAGCCACCAATCAAGGGCCTCCCACTCATCTGGGAACCCAAACCAGTTGAGGTAGCAAAAATAGCAGAAGCATTCTCCCCAAACCAAGCACCTCTTCTTTTTTTGTTTTTTTATGTCTCTATGCTGTCTATTCATTTTGCAGGTTATGCAGCGGCAATTCTCTAGGCCATACCTGGCCTCTTTACAGCCAGGGGTTTTAACTAGCTTCTGAGGGGTCAAGGAGACCCCCATAGCAGCTTCTAGCGTGCAGGGGGAGCAATCCCACAGCAAAGGACTACTGACCTGAAAGGAGTAAAAGCCAGCATTTTCTCCATTCCTCAGGCAGTCTATGGACTGCTGGAAGGTCTGCCACAATTCATTAAGCCTCTGCATCTTCCCTGCATCACCTCCTTTATCTGGATGAAGTCTGAGGCAGGCCTTTCTATAACAGAACTTCATCATGGGAATATTCCCAAAGCAGTGAGGGGCTAGATCCAAGAGCTCAGAGAGCTCCTTTCTCTCCTCTCTGGTCAGAGCAATATCCAT